GAGTTGCTGTACCTAGATCTCCAACTTCAGTCCAGGTGCTTCCATTATACTGTTCCGTTGTCTTAATTCCATTGGGTGCTGGAGTAGAACCCCCAGCAAAAACTAAGGCAGCAGTCACAGATGTTCCTGCTCCACCCTGTCCTCCTTTAGCTTGATTCATAGCGTCACCACTTGCCCATGTTCCTCCTGCTTGGATGGATGTCTTAGGATCACTCGCAAGCGTCTTTACACTAAAACCTTTTATTGTTGAATAATCTGCCATTAGCTCACCGTCACCGTTTTAACGACTGCTGGTGCTCCGTCCCATTCTTCAGTTGTGGCTAAAGCGGGGATTGCATAGCCTCCCATAACCAATGCTGAAGTCCCTGTTCCTGATCCAGAACAATAGTATCTTCCAGTGGAACAATCAGCTACTTCCGTCCAAGCCGTTCCATTATAAATTTCACAAAGTGTTGAGTTTGGTGGGGGAACTCTTCCTGCTACTATCATAGCCTGTGTCACTAGACCATAAACAGAAAATCCTCCTGAATCTCGCGCAGTATTTATATTTGGCGTTGCAGTCCACGAAGTGTCATTCCATTCTCCACTCTTATTTGTCTGAGTAAAAGGAGGATTCGAATATCCTCCCATAAATAAACCTGAAGCACCTGTTTGACCAGATGAAAATGCATAACTTTGGGTTTGAAGTAAATCGGCTACTTCTGACCAACATGTTCCATTATATTGTTCACATAAATCTAATTGACTTGAAGATTCATCTCCACCACAAACTAATCCTGAAGTTGTTGTTCCAAAACCTCCCATACGTGTTTGGGCTTGAGGAGAGGTAGAAGGCGTTCTTGATAAATCATTCACTTCCGTCCAGGTAGACCCATCAAAAGTTTCTGTTTTGCTCGTAGGAGCTTCACCTGGTGAAGGTCCTCGGATTCCTCCACAGGCCATTGCTGCGGTTTCAGTTCCAAGACCGGTAAAATAACGTCTTTGATTAACCATGGCACCTGTTGCGGCCCAAGAAGTTCCATCATATTTTTCTGCTGAAGAAAGAATAGCTCCAGGCGGCGGAGATACTCCCCCCATCGCTACACCACTACTATTAGATGCTCCAGCGGCTGCCAAAGTACTTCTAGTAGTATTCATATTTCCACCAGAAGCCCATGCGCCGGCGTTAACGGTATCATATTTTAAGGCTGCCGAAGCGGTATTATACCAAATCTGCCCCTCATTAGCTGTTGGATCAGAAGCTCGGCTCTCAACTTTAAAGCCTTTAATTCCTTTGTATTCTGCCATAGTTAAGTCCTACGGTAATATATATTTTACGGGTCTGTCGTGCTGGGCCTGTTCTTCTGCAGATAAAGCATCGTGAGCAGCTTGCGCTGTTTCGATTTCACCATCAACAATAGCTTGTGCTTCTGCTTTTGTTTTAGCAGTGCCACTCACTCTGTTGATCCAGGATACGCCTGCAGCGTTATTGCCTACAACCCAAACATCGCCAGGATGACCAGACAGATAGAAATCATTACGATCTTCGTGCGTAAAGATTCCCTTCCCCCAGTTACTCGCTGTACAATATGTGTTTGCCATAGTTTCCTCCTTGTTATTAAAATTCCTTATATCTCATTATTAACTCACTGTCACGGTTTTGATTGTATAAACTGGATCGTTCCATTCTTCTGTAAGTCCCGTATTAGGAGGATTTCCTCCAGCTGCTATTGCCGCTATGGATGTTCCACTTCCTCCTGTGCCTCCTCTACCTGTTCCTAAATCTGTTTCACTACTCCATGCTGTTCCATTCCAACTTTCAGTTTTTGCTCTAGTAGGGGCAGTATCTCCGCCGAAAATAATACCACTTGAGCCATTGGTCGCGCCTCGAGAGCCATCGGCTCTTGCTGTATTAAGAGCAGCTTCTTCAGTCCACGAAGTTCCATCCCATGTTTCTGAGGTCGCTAATTGAGGTACATTAGGTGGGTATTGAGTTCCTCCGGCTGTGAATGCTGAAGTTTGCGTTCCTCCGCCCATTGCATATTTTTTACTATGAGGCGCGGCTGTTGCATTCGTCCATGAAGTTCCGTCCCAAGACTCCACATAAGTAGTAGAATCAGCACCTGAGGTATGTCCTCCTGTCATTGCAAGTCCCGCGGTCTGAGTTCCTGCTCCACATATGGCAATCCTGGCATAAGTTAAATCTCCCACTTCCGTCCAGCTTGTTCCATTAAATTGTTCGGTTACTGCCACAATAGCAGGGCTTTCTCCACCCATAACTTGTGCTGCTGTTTGGGTACCAATTCCAGTAGAAGATAGATAATGTCGTCCATCATTTAAAGCGGCTGGTGAATTAGTCCATGCAGAACCATCATATAAATAAGTATTGGTACTTTCTCCAGGAATTCCTCCAGTAAACACTCCCGCAGTTTGTGTACCACAATAAGCTCCACTATAGTAATTAGCCGGCATTGTGCCTCCTGAAGCCCACGCTCCTGCGCCTGCTGTTCCTAGTTTAAATTTTCCTGTTGAAGAATTATACCAAAGCTGTCCTTCGACTTCACTCGCCGTAGGATCGTCTGATAGTTTTTGAACTGTGTAGCCCTGTATACCTTTATACGTAGCCATGATTATTTATCCTTCAATAGCCAGCCTTGTGTTGAGTCAACATAAACTAAAGCAAAACCAGCTCGTTCTACAGCTACTGTTAAATCAGCAGCTGAGCCTTGAATTTTATGTGAATTCCTTCCTATTGTTAAATTGTTTGTATCAAAAGTTCCTGCGTAATCTATAAAATTAATTTCGTCTCCTTGTGATGCTGAAGCAGGCAATGTTGCTGTGAATGCAGCTGAAGTCGTATTACAAAAATACCCCTCACCCGCTACTGCAGTAAAACCAGTTGTCTTAACCGCTTGCCATGATTGACCACCAGAGATTGTTGTCCAAGACATAACGCCTGCATCTGTAGAAGTTAGGGCATCGCCTGTAGTAGTAGGAAGTGCCGTTGGTAATGTATAAGTCGTATCTTCCGATAAAGAACCGACTGTGAAACTTGCAAAATTAGTTCCAGCATCAGTGTCTTCATAAATTTTTATTCTTCCAGCTCGATCAGAATTTCCTTGAATAACAAAATCGCCTGTACCGTTTGGATTAATTGTAACATCTCCATTAGCCGCATCCGTAATAGTAATATTACTAGAATTAGTTCCTCCGTTAGTATTTAAAATTAAATTTTCTGTTCCTCCTGTAGTGACAGTTAAAGTTCCAGCACCATTAGAAGTTAAAACAGCTGCTGCTGCCGCATCTCCAACTTTAACAGTATCCGCTGCTAAAACTACATCTCCAGTTCCATTAGGAACAATATCAATATCTGCATTAGATGTGGAAACAATATCATATCCATTGACATCTAAGTCCCCACCTAATTGAGGAGAAGTGTCATCAACGACATCTCCACCAGTAGTGATTTCATTAACATCAGACCCATCCATATAGATGAGAGCTGTTTTTTTATTAGTTGTTGAGAAAGTATATCCAGAGCCTGAATCGGATGCTCCTTTAATTTGAACGGTATAACCACCGCTCGTAGAATTTTTTATTACATATTGCATTTCCGTTCCATCAGGAATGGTTACAATTTGATTTCCGGTAATTGTCCCTGTGAGGTCAATGACTTTAGTTGCCATTGTAGCGCCTGTTGCGCCATCAGACACGGTTAATGTTGTAGTCTGTGCTCCACCTGCAATAGATTGAGCTTTATAGCCACCTGCTATTTGTTCTAGAATTTCTAAGTTTGTATTAGTTTTTGTTCCCCATGTACCGGCGTTCTCGCCAGTAGCCATTTTTTCTACACCTAAATTTGTATATGTCGATGCCATATTTTATTCTCCTAAGCTGCTTTGCCGTCTACGTCCGTATAGCTGGTATTTGATCCAGTTGCAACATCCGAATAGGATATATTCGAACCCGTTGAAACATTACTATAAGACGTATTTGATCCCGTGTCAACATCCGCGTAATGGATGATTCCAGGGACTCCAACTGATGCTGTCATAGCATCCATTGAGAATCCTACAACTTGATCGTCTATTTCTGCAATCGTTCCTAAAGAAGCAGTCATCGATAATCCAGTAACTGCGTATTTAGATTCAATAACTACAGAGCCTACCGAGCCTGTCATTGCTGACATTGAAACTCCTGTCACTGTAGCAGGACTCAATTCTCCTACAGAAGCAGTCATTTCCAAACCACTTAATGGAATACCTACGTTTGGAAGAGTTACACTTCCAAGAGACATGGTAGCACTTAGACCGGTTGGTGCTACTACCACTCCTGAAAAAATAACTGGAGTACCTAATGAAGCGGTTGCTTCAACTCCTGTTAATGGAACGCCTACATTTGGAATAGTAACGGAGCCTATTCCCGCTGTCATTGCATCTAATGATACTCCGACTGCTTGATCAATAACACTTACCGATCCAATAGAAGCAGTTGCACTGACTCCTGTTAAACCCATAACTTGATCAGCGACTGTTACTGATCCTATCGATGCTGTTGAAGATACTCCGGTTGGTGCAACAGTGACATCGGTCACTGGTGTGACTGTTCCTAAACTTGATGTGACCTCTAAACCCGTTGGTTCTACAGTTACGGCTGTAACTGGTGTTACCGTTCCTAAACTTGCTGTAACTGATAATCCTGTAACTGAAACAACTTTATTATGAGTGCCTCCCCAAGGCTCATTACCCCAGGTACTTCTTCCCCAACCTTCTTCGTAAATATCTAGATCACCCCAATTAGATCTACCCCAAGATAAATGACCCCATCCTGGAATTACATCTTCGCTAGTGAATCCTCCTGTATTCCATGCACCTTCTCCATAAGGCGTATTTTGAGCGTTCCAGCGAGTGGGATTAACAATCGCCTGTACGCCAGTTACTGATACAGTTATATCAGCCATGGCTAAACTCCTATGCTATTCTTAGGATCGCGTCGGATGCGTCAGCTGTTGGAAATTGAATTGTAAAAGTTCCGCTAGTTGCTGTTTTATCTCCACCAAAAGCAATGGCACATACAGCGTCAGTAGTTCCTGACCCTGTGCCCGTTGTTGTGTTGTAGATTAAAGCTCCATTAGCAGTAAAAGATGCCGACGTCCATGAGACATCAGAAAAATCCGTGTAAGCTGTTGTTGAGCTTGAAGTGGGCGTAACATTTGTTAACGCTTTTCCACCAGCTGTATAAGCTGTTCCAGATGTATTTGTGATTTCATTAGTCGAGGCATAATCTGTAGTAGAGGCTCCTAGAGTTGCTGAACTTGTATACAATGCAATCTTGAATGTATCACCTGTAGAATTAGTAAAGTTATGTTTACCTTCCAAAAGTTCTACCTTGAATGATGTACAAACTGCCGATGTTATTGCCATAGTTTACTCCTAGTTTATTGAGGCGGAGACTCAATTGGTATACGAACTGTGCCGTCCGTATAGTCATCTCTTCGTCTTCTACCTATTTGCATTGCTGCAAATTTCTGTACTTCCGTTTTATACTTGTTTTCGTAAAGTGTCAACATATCCATTGGGCCTTTTAAGTACCCATAAGTCTCTGCTAAACAACAGTATAATAGACCTTGAGGGAAATTTAAACTGATATAATTAGTCTCATTACCTGACTCTAACGTCGCTGGCATTACATTATAATGAACTTTGAACATATAAGCTGCATCGGGAACTGGAGCAAACATTAGTCTTCCAGAAAGAGTATCTGATAAACCAGTGGCTCCTCCAAACATAGCATAGTATTTAGGTTTTCCTCTTTTACCTGATTCGGTAGATGGAACATATTCTTGTAAAAAAGTTCTATCTCTTTTTAACATCCAATCATTAGCTCCGGTTACTGCTGATGTGGAATCATAAACTTGAACTCCTCTAATAAAAAGGGCTCCAGCAGGACAGTTAATAGTTGTTTGACCAGCTACTAAACTTCCAGTCTGAGCTTTTCTATCTGAATCAATTGGAACTTCCATCATGATTCTTTGTTGAGCATTTAAAATAAGATTTTCTAAAACAGCTGTAGTAAGAACCGTATCCCCTACTTCTGTGTAGTTTCTAATCATAGTTACTAATGTTGTATAACTAATCCCTGACATTATGCTACAATCTCCTGACAAGCTTTACAGCTTTTTTTGTAACGAGTATGAGTTACGCAATGTTCTGGTTTAGGAGCAGGTGTAGGCGCTACTACAACTTCCTTTTTTCCAAACAATTTCTTAAATAAGTTTTTTATATATTTTATCATTAAGGTCTCATATTCACTGGTCCACCAAAAGCAAAAAACCCTCCGCCGGTTGCTGTGCTAGACGCATTATTTTTTAAACTAAACGTAAAACTATTACTAACTGTAACTGATCCAGGAGGAGATGCAATAGTTTCAGTGGTTGTTTGTTTTGTAATTTTGTAAGAGCCATATACTTTAGCTCCACTTAAATGGCTTGTTGCAGTAGTACTTAAAGGAGTAATCCCTCCAACAGGAGCCGCTGTTCCTCGAGTTAATCCTGATAAAGTATTTGATGCTGTAGTGTTTGTTGTATAGTAAATTGTTTCACTTACATCATTCCCTTCATCGTAATCTATAGTCTCACCTGTAGGCTGAACAAAATTTTCTATAACAATATAACCAGGAGCTGGAAATTGAGAGCTATCTGCTAATACTAAACTCGTAGCACTATCTGTAATATTTCCATTTAAAGTCGTTGATAATTCTAAAGTAGATTTAGCTACTCCTCCAACCGCATTATTTACGTTCGTAAATCGAATATAATCATCTGTGGACCATGGTTGATTTTTACATTTAACTGTAACCGAGGTGCTACTTCCAGTTGTCGTGAAAGGATTGTTATCTAAAACCACGGGTGTTGCAAAAGCCTTACGTGAAGGTTTTGCATGAGCCAATCCTTGTGGATCACCGATCACGGGTCGTGGCATTAGTTGTGGTTGTTTAGGTTCATATTCAGAACTATGCACCCACATACCTGTCCATTCTTGAACCATTTCCCTATAAGGAAATGCAAGACCAGATCGGTCTGAAATCATTTTTGCATATTTACCTTGTGAATAATTTGCCATTATGTCATTGCTGGATAATACGTCTTAGGAGTAATATAAGTACTCGACGGTGATCCATCCTCCGCTAAAGCTCTTGCTAATTCATCTTCGTAAAAAAGTTTCATTTCTTGTGAACGTTGTGGAGCAAACTTTTGACTTAAGTAAAAAGCTAACCCTGCTGTCATGCAAGGAACAAAACGATAAGGTATATTAGTTGCATTCGTAAAGACGCCTGCATCTTCAATTCGTTTAGTATAAAAAATTTTTAATTTGTTAGTTGAGCCAGCTGCTGATGCGTTTGCAGTTGGGTAAATAGTTAATGTAACTTTATCAATGAATCTTTGAACCCAAAAATTAGAAGGGGTGCTTTTTGTTTTTTTGTCCCCATAGCCAGCATACGTTGATCTATCAATTTTAGTCATCGTAGTATCGGCCTGAGTTCCACCACTACTATTATTGTATTGACGAAAAGAGCATTGCTCAATATCAGCAAATCCATAAATTGATGTGTCTGCTACATTAGCATCAGTAACACAAGCAGAACTTGTGCCGTCTCCTGTAGAACGATAAAAAGTATATGTAGACGCACCTTCGGTTAACGTCACATTAGTTGAACCCACTTCCCAATAGTGAAGTCCTCTATTGCCCCATTCCTGAAATAAAATATTTAATGATCTACGAGCCGAACGAATTTGATTACCTGAGCTACCTACTAAACCAATTCGTTCATAGGCATCCATGATAATATCATCGATGGCGTACGTCTTATCAAAAGTAGTCGTACCTGAAGTAGTATTCGCCATTAGCTACCTCTTACGTAAATGCGCCAGTAACTACTAAAAAATCACAGTTAGTTAGATCAGCATACATTCCAGCATCACAATAAATACCATCTCCTGGAATTTTTACAGAAAAGTCAGAATTATCTGCAGTTCCCCACTGAGCTTCAAACACTAATTTGCTTGCAGTTTTGGAACTATCAGCTTCATTATAAATTTTGACACTTCCTCCCGCTGCAGTTGCTTGAGCCTGTACTGCCATGATTCTAGCTTTAGTAATAGTAGTGGCACTCGTGCCAACATATTTTTGCATTTGGCCATCTGCTGTGAGCGCTATAGTTTGTCTTACATTTCCTATTGCCATATTTTTTCCTTATTCTGTGAGCTCCCGAAGGAGCTCACAAAGTTTATTTATTACGCGTCCGCAAACGGTGTTGCTATAGTTCCTGATCCTATTAAACTACCTCTAACAAAGTACTTAGCGCTCGCTATTGCAGTAACTTCTACCCAACTACCAACGATACCACCTGTTGTAGTACCATTAAGTGTCATGACATCATTACTTGATGCATTAGCCGCGAATGTTTCTCCAGTTTCTTCACTGTCAATACCAGTAAAGACAGCACCATAAAATTTATCGGTTCCGTCTGTCTTGATATCCATATCTGTTGCTAAAGTTTCTACCCAAAATAGATAAGTAGTTCCAAGATTACTTGCGACGTTGTAATCATTTGTTCCAGCTGCAGCTGAAGAACTTCCCGACGTAATTGATGGTAATGTAAATTTACCATCTGCATCATTGCAAGTTAAAATTCTACCTGCATGAGTGGCTACTGTCAAAGTTGTATCAGCGGTTAAGCTAACAACTGCTTTAGGTCCGAAACTAATAAAACCATTTAATGATCTTACTGGTCCCGAAAACGTTGTATTTGCCATAATTATAATCCTCCTAGTTTGTAAGATCTAGTCTCTAGGCCGTCGACTATACGCGTCTAGATCTAATTAATAATTGTATAGTAATTAATCTATAGCGCACTTTTAGAGAGAGCGCAAGCGATACTGTAGTCGGAAATGAATTTCGGATATGTAGCTTTTATCTAAGTGGCTACTGACACTTCAGGTCTTGTAGCAGAGATCTTATTTCTAAGATCAGCTTCACGAGCTTCTTCTAACTTGATTTGAGTAATAATGCGTTTTATCTCTGCATCAATCTCAACCATATTCAGGTTATATTTACCTGATCTAAGATGCTCCTGCTCCCAACTTAACTCCAAGGACTTCTTTTGTTTGTATAGGTCCTCGATCATGATTAACCTCCTCATAGGTAATCCATTTACCTTTTTTATTGGTAAATCCATCAGA